TACAGATCATCCTATCGGTCAACAGGTAGACAGAGCTCATATTGGTATAGTATTTCACACTCATTACGTTGGAGATGATCTACCTACGATGCGTGCTCAAGCAGGAGCAAAAGTATCGAACCATAATGATGCTCCAGATGTAGCTGTTATTGAAAATGATACTCCATATCACGACATCTCAGTAAGTCCTGCTGACATAGCAAGATTCGAGAGACACGTCAGTAAAATGGAAAGGATGTGTGCTATTTGTGGAAAATTTTTAGATGAACTGGTTGACAACATGGGCACCAAAGGTGATGCTAAGTTTCATGTTGCCTCATATCTCAAGCAGTTCTTCAATAATGAGATCAAGAACGCCAGGACTATTACTAACGTGCAGTCTACACTCAAAGCACTTGGTAAGTTCTATCACGAAAAGATGCAAAAGGAGATTGCCAAAGTTAAGTCTGCCAAATCACAAACCGCCAAGAGAGATTTGATGTTCAAGGGGCTTAAATACTTAGAAGATAATGAGAGAGAATTTGCTGCGATGCTTGCCTTGTATAAAACTATGCAGGAAGCAAAGCAACTTGTTATTGATCAACTAGATCATCTTGAAACATTCAGAACATTTGTACAAACGGACAAAGGATACCGTGTTACTAACCCTGAAGGGTATGTTCTACATCACAATGGTGACATGATTAAGTTGGTGAATCGAATTGAGTTCTCGTATATCAATTTCACACTGTCGAAAGAATGGAAATAGTAGATTACAAATGCGTCTACTTCACGTTTGGTAGGTTCCAACCTCCGACCACTGGTCATGAGGAGAACTTCAATGCGGTAGCTAAAAAAGCAGGTACTTGTGATTGGTATATCTACCTGTCTCAAACAACGGACAAGAAAGGTAATAACCCTCTACCACCTGAGCGCAAGTTACACTATGCCAAGAAGATGTTTCCTAAATTAGCAAACAATATCCGCAGCGGACCTAGAGATCCAGTAGGTATTCTTCAGGAACTACAGGGTCAAGGGTATGATGATGTTGTTATGGTAGTAGGATCTGATCGTGTTGCCGCAATGCAATGGATCAAAAAGTATAACGGTAAGGATTTTGTATTCCGCAAGATGGATATTATATCTTCTGGTGAGAGAGATGCAGATGGAGACACCTTTGCTATCTCTGGCACTAAGATGAGACGTGCTGCTTCAGTTGGAAACTTTAAAGTATTTCGTCAGGGTATACCTCGTGCGCTTTCTGATAATGATACGCGGAAGTTGATGGAAGAAGTGAAGTCTAACCTTCCATCTAATTATAAATAAAACATGGTCCAATTAGTTTTTGATGAGTAGCTTCAGCGAGTTCCATAAAAAGGCACATGTGGCAAAACAAAATGTCACTCGTGATCAGTTTTATCGTAATGAAATATATAAGAAAGGTGAGTGGGTTCTGACCGAAGATGGAAAGGTCGGAAAAATTTTACGCCGTGGTCCCAACTATGTCCTGTGTCTAACGGCAGAAGAAACTACATTTAGATCATGGATCAAGGACATTAAAGAGGTTTTTGAATTTGGTACGGACGCATATCGCGAGTACCTTCAGTCAATTACTCCAGGTGAAAAGAAGCAACCCTTCTCTAAAATCAAGGTAAAACAAACAATTCCTACCGACCCCAAAAAAGATAAGATGGAAAACAACGAGTACGTACTATCAGCGGTAAACGCTTTAAACCACAAAGAATCTTGGCGCTATGATAAGTCTGCTAAGATGGCGAACAAAGATCCTAAGGGTCTTGGTGCTGACGGTGTAGGTGGTGGAGATGCTCCTGGCATGAAAATGGCAGAGGCACCAGGAACCGAAGGTAAACCTACAATCAAGAAAGTAAAACACTCCTGTGCTACCAAGGTAGAGCACTCTGAGTGGGGTAAGGGTAACTGCATTAAGGAAATGCATACTCTTGATGAGCAAGGTAACATCACTCACTATGATGTTATGTTTGAGCATGGTCTTGAGCAAAACGTAGCAGTTCAATCTCTGAACGTTCTCGAAGAAGGTATGCATGAGCATGTCATTAACACTGACAAGAATGCTGAGATCATCGACGAGAAGAAGAAACTCGATCCAGTCGGTAAGGAAGACGGTGATGTAGACAACGATGGTGATAAGGATTCATCTGATTCTTATCTGATGAACCGTCGTCGTGCTGTTGCTAAGGCAATGGGTAAGAAGATGAAGAAGGAAGAGACTGAAGAACTCGATGAGAAGAAGGGTCTCTATGCCAACATCCATGCTAAGAGAAAGCGTGGTGAAGCACCTGCAAAACCAGGCGACGAAGACTATCCTGCTAAGGACGCTTTCAAGAAAGCAGCTAAGACTGCTAAGAAAGAAGAAGTAGAAATTGAAGAAGGTAGCATGAAGCAAGCTCGTGCTAACGTCGGTGCTTCTACTTGCTGGGATGGTTATGAAGCAAAGGGTACCAAGAAGAAGAACGGCAAGACTGTTCCTAACTGTGTGAAGAAGGAAGAGTCTGAAGTCGAAGAAGGTTACGGTGCTAAGAAGGCGAAGAAGATGAAGAAGGAAAACACCTTCTCCAACTGGCGTCAGGAGATCTCTGAAAAAAAGTAAAAGGTCCCGTTGAGGTCATGCCTGAATTGGAAGACCCCGAGGGACAGCGAAACAGCGACAAGAAAATGCCAAAAGCACCTAAGGAAAAGGTGAAGGAGGCTTGCAATCACACCGAGAAAGGTGTAGAGTGTCCTGTACATGGGACTAAGGACTGCTCATGAATGTTATAAAATTATATGGTGAGGCAACTGTCCTCACCACTACGGGTAAAAATATTGACAGTGGAACTAAAGTTCTCGTTCAACACAATCATAATGGTGGCAGTGCTCATCTGGTTACACTAAAGAATGTTGGTGGAGATACATTAGGTAGTGTCTATGTTGCTCCCCACCGTCCTATCATGCTTGATAAAGAACCTACAGATACTTTACAGGTAGAAAATGGAGTTAATGACATCTACGCTACGTCTGTAGCACATATGGGTTAATTGATGAGAAAAATTTGGCATGAGGATAGCATTCAAACGCTATCCTCTTTTCGTAATCTTCAAAATAATTATCAAGACATCATCCCAGAAGTCCTTAAGTTCGTTGATGACAACCAACGCATTCTAGAAGAGTGGCGTCTGGACAAGTGGGTTGATGATCGTAATCTGGGTAGAGTAAAACTCTGGGATGGTGACTGGAGAGTCATTCCATTCCCTATTGATTGTGTTGGATCTACTGCAACTGAGGAAGATTTTGAACTCAGTGAGATGGTTACGTTTACTAAGTTGTTCAACACCACCACTGAACGTTGTCGTGAGGTCTTACCTTTAATAAAGCAAAGTTTTATTAAAACTTGTCCGCTTACCTTTAAATACTTAAAGGAAGATATTGATAACAAACTTTTAAAGTCTGCTACGATATCTCGCTTGTCACCAGGATCAGTTATCAATCCTCACAATGGAGACATCGATTCACTCCGCATACACTTTCCTGTTATTGCAGATCCTGGCGCATGGATTAAGGTGCGAGGGAGACGAAGAGTATGGAATGTGGGTGAGGTTTTTGCATTCAAAGATCATGACAAGCATTGGGTTAAACATGAGGGAACTCATGATCGCATCATTGTTATTCTCGATTATAGTATCGAACAACTATCTAAATACGGAATAAATCTTGAAGAATGGGAAGAAGATGCTATATAGAATAGTACGTTGAGTGTAATAAAATGCTTTCCTTTTTACTTCCACTAGCATCTAAAATTGTTCGTGATGCTGTAGCAAAAGTACCCGACAACGAAGAGCTCGGAGAAAAACTTGTAGAAATTTGTCTTGTAGTCTTAGAAAAAGCAGTCAAACTGACTAAGACTGACATGGATGACAAACTTCTAGAGACGGTCAAAGCGGCGATCGCAGCACGCGAATGATCTCAGGGGGCAGATGCCCCCTTTTATAAATAAATTTAGAAATCTGTTCTTATAGGAGTACGTTATGTCTCTCTGGGGAGGTAGCTCGGCGGACGAGTCTAAACCAAAATTTTTAGTTCGTGGTTCTGCTGTCGCTGAACCAGACAATTGCATTGCAACCGAGCAAGGTTGGGTGTATCGTCATTACCAGAATGATGCTAAGACCGAATACTACGATGAAGTCCTGATTGCAGGATCCTTCGGCGGTGACGGTGGAGATGCTCAAGGTGATGGTGCTGGTCTGGAAGGTGTCATCGGTAACGCAACTATCGTATCTGTTTTCTTTGTTGGAACTGCATACGCTCAAGGCGACACACTTCAAGTTGCCGTTAACTACAACGAAGAAGTTGATGTAACTGGCAATCCAACTCTCGCCATTGCTTCGACTGGTGCAACCAATCCTGTTACCGCTGCATATGCTAGTGGCACTGGAACTGGTCGCTTGGTATTTGAAGTTACAATGCCTTCTGAGACTGCAGACATTTCGCTTGCTGCTCAGACAATCTCTCTTGCTGGTGGTACCATCGTTGACAAGGGAACTACCACTGCTGCTGATCTCGCCTTCGCAACTGGCGATATCGTCGGACCTGGAGGCACTGGATCTGCTGCCGCTATTTCTGTTGCCTAATGCTAAATGAGATTTGATGAATTGAACGAGGACAACTATGTCCTCTTTGCTATTAAAAATTATGAAAACCCTCAAGCAGCAACCAGAGAAGATTTCTACGAGGACATGAGGCGTTTTAAATATATAAAGCGCCTCTTAAAAAAATATACTCGTGGAGAAGAGATCAAACTCAGTCTTCTTTTAAACCACATTATTGTATTGTATAATGTTTTTGGTGAAGCAGCTGGTCCTCTACTGTTCTACAAGTTAGAACGAGAGTATTGGACTATCATTAAGTCTCTCATGTTGTTCTTAGATAGGTATCCTGAACATGACACTGAGAGTTTGAAACTAATTGATTGCGACGATCAAATTCTTAAGGAGCTTCAAAACTTATGATGGGCGCAGCGGGTATCACAAATGTGGGACCGATCAATACACCTACTACAAATGCAGGTGCTATTGCTGGATTTGATCCCATCATGAAACTCTCTAAGAGAGCGAACAAAAAAAGAAAGAAAATGGAATCTGCCGCAAGGCAGTTTGTCAAGCGCAGGAACGATCCTACCTACATAGATGGTAGGAGTAAAACTGCTCGTAATCTTATCAAACGTCTTGCTAAACGTAAAAAGAAAATGTCTGAAGAAACAATCTTAGAAGCACCTGCTAACGCTAGTGGCGGAGATACCACAAAGCAGGCATATAAGTTTATCGCACAAAAGCGCAAGGTTGCTAAGCAGCAGGAGCGCCAGAAGAGAGCACAGGATCGTAAGAAAGAGATCCAAATGATCTCTCGTGCTAAGTCCACTGACTATCAAAAGAAGGCGAAGGAGCGTACAAAGAAACTCTCCCAACAACTTCAGGGTTCTGATAATCAGAAAGAAAGTTTTGACGGTCTTGTATACCTTGAGTCTCTGATTGAGCAGTTGAATAGCGAGAACACTAATCCTGTAACCTACTTCTTCAACGATGATACTGAAGTAGAGATTACTCGTGAGATGGCAGAAACATTCCTCGCAAAGTTCGGTGAATTAAGTGAGGACAACATGGAGAAGATGACTGACATGATTCCTTCTTCCTCTGATGTAATGGGTCTGTTCATGCAAATGTGATAAATACATTTGTAAGAATTTTCTTGGTACGATGGCGTTTGGATTCGGCAAGCTTGCCGTTTTAGAATCAAAGCTGGATATTTATGAGGATCTCAGTAAAGAGATGCTCGATAAGTTAGAGCGTGCTGTAGGTACAATCTCCGAAAACAGTAACAAGATTGCTGTCATCCTAGAACGCCACGAGAATAGACTAGACGAGAGTGAGCGCACAGATGCCCTCATTCTTAAAATGATGGAAGAGATGAAAGACACTCATGTAAGAGATCGAGAAGTTATCCATGAAAGGATTACTACTCTTACAAAGAAAGTAGATTATAATGCTAAGTTTGTAGTAGGCGCTGGTGCTGTGCTTGCCACTGCAGTAACTCTCCTACAACTCTTTCCTCCTATCTTTAAGGTGTTGACACCACCCAACACAAGTGCTACGATGGTTACACCTTTAGATCGCGCTGGATGGGTTTCACCGACGACAAGTTTATTAACCTAGCAGCAGCTTCCTTAGATAGATTTTCTAAGAAGAGACCTGGAGTATACAATTTTAGATGCCCATACTGCGGTGATTCCAAGAAGCATCGGAACAAGGCAAGAGGATATCTAATTAAGAAGAAAGGTAATTACCTGTACAAGTGTCACAACTGTGGCGTTGGTAGATCTTTGCCTAATTTTTTAAAAGAAAACATACCTTATCTTTATGATGAGTATGTTATGGAACATTACAAAGAAGGTAACACTGGTAGGGGAACGTCAAACCCAGCACCAGAACTACCTACCTTTGAAAAACCTGTGTTCAAAAGTAGAAATGTAATAGATCTTACACCTGTCTCTGAGCTAAATATTTCTCACCTGGCACGGGCATATTTGCTCGGTCGTGGTATCCCAGAAGAACAATTCGATAGACTATACTACTGTCCTAACTTTAAGGAATGGACAAACAAACAAAAAAAAGTCTTTGCGGATACCAACAATGATGATGGTCGGATCATCATTCCTCTAATAGATGAACAAGGCAATCTATTTGGTTACCAAGGTAGATCGCTAGAATTTAATGCGAAGATGCGTTACATCACAGTGATGCTCGATGAGGACGCTCCAAAAATATTTGGACTTGATAGAATAAACCCAGAAGAAACTGTTTATGTCACAGAAGGACCGTTCGATTCATTCTTTATTCCCAATAGCATTGCCATGTGCGGCAGCGATGTTGACTTGCGCCATCTGGATTATCAGTTTGTATTCGTCTACGACAACGAACCAAGAAACAAACAGATTGTTGAGAAGATTACAAGAGCCGCCCAGCAAGGTCATAGAGTAGTGATCTTCCCCAAGAACCTTCGAGAGAAGGACCTAAATGACATGGTGAACTCTGGCATTAATGTCAAAGATGTGATAGAATCTAATATCTATCAAGGTTTAGAAGCCCAGTTAAAACTTAGTAGTTGGAAAGTATGAGTAACGGAATCAAAGTTGTCAAGCGAGATGGTCGTACTGAATCGATCAACCTTGATAAGGTCCATAAGATGGTGGAACTCGCTTGTGAGGGTCTTGCAGGGGTCTCTGCGAGTCAAGTTGAGATCAGTAGCGGTCTCCAGTTCTTCGACAATATTCAAACAGCACAGATCCAAGAGATCCTGGTCCGCTCCGCTAGCGACCTGATTGATCTTGACCATCCTAATTATCAATTCGTTGCTGCTAGACTACTGCTGTTTGGTTTGAGGAAGTCTGTATATGGAGAGCACCCTGACAATCACCCTACACTTCTAGATCACGTAAAAGATTGTGTTGATAAGGGAGTATACGAACCTGGAATTATTAAAAAATATTCTCCAGAAGAATGGGATACCTTAAATAAATATATTGACCATGATCGTGACTTCTTATTCACCTACGCAGGTATGCGTCAGGTGGTAGATAAGTATTTGGTGCAGGACCGTAGTTCAAACATTCACTACGAGACACCGCAACTTATGTACATTATGATCGCGGCAACTCTTTTCCAAAATTATCCCAAGGAAACTAGACTGGAGTATGTCCACAGATACTACAACGCAATCTCAAAACACAAAATCAACATTCCCACACCTGTCATGGGAGGGGTTAGAACTCCACTTCGACAGTTTGCTAGCTGTGTTCTTGTTGATGTTGATGACACCCTCGATTCTATCTTTAGCTCTGATATGGCTATTGGCAGATACGTTGCACAAAGGGCGGGTATCGGTATCAACGCGGGTAGAATCCGTGGCATCAACAGTAAAATCAGAGGCGGAGAAGTTCAACACACAGGCGTCGTCCCGTTTCTCAAAAAGTTTGAATCAACTGTCCGATGCTGCACGCAAAATGGCATCCGAGGTGGAAGCGCGACAGTCCATTTTCCCATTTGGCACCAAGAAATAGAAGACATCATTGTCTTAAAAAATAACAAAGGTACAGAAGATAATCGTGTCAGAAAACTTGACTACTCAATCCAAATCAGCAAACTCTTCTACGCAAGGTTCATCCAAAACCAAGAGATCTCCCTCTTCTCACCTCACGATGTTCCAGGTCTTTATGATGCTTTTGGCACTGATGAGTTTGACGAGCTTTATATTCGTTATGAACGAGATCAGTCTATTCCAAGAAAAACTGTCGGCGCTCAAGAACTTATCCTGGATATCCTGAAGGAGCGTGCTGAGACTGGTCGTCTCTACCTGATGAACATCGACCACTGCAACAGTCACTCATCCTTCAAGGACAAGGTGAACATGAGTAATCTGTGTCAGGAGATCACCCTGCCTACAGATCCTATCAACCACATTGATGATGAGGCAGGAGAGATTGCTCTTTGCATTCTTTCTGCTATTAACGTTGGTAAAGTTTCTAAGAAAGAAGAACTTGAAGAGATCTGTGATCTTGCTGTACGTGGTCTTGAGGAGTTGATTGACTATCAAGAGTACCCAGTAGCAGCAGCACGTCGTTCAACGCTTTCTAGACGTTCTCTAGGCATCGGATACATTGGTCTTGCACACTACCTTGCTAAGAACAAGGTCAAGTATGACTCTCCAGAGGCATGGAAACTTGTTCATGATCTTACCGAGGCATTCCAATATTATTTGTTGAAGACCTCTAATGAGATTGCGAAGGAGAAGGGTGCTTGTGATGGATTCCAACAGACTAAGTATGCTGATGGAATTCTTCCTATCGATACATATAAGAAGGAAGTGGACGAATTAGTCCCCAACGATTTACAATATGATTGGGAAGGTCTTAGAGAATCTATCCTGGAGCACGGACTTAGGCACAGCACTTTGTCCGCACAAATGCCTTCGGAGAGCAGTTCCGTTGTGTCAAATGCCACAAATGGAATCGAACCACCTAGAGACTACTTGTCCGTTAAGAAAAGCAAAAAAGGACCACTTAAACAAATTGTTCCACAATACCACAGCCTTAAGAGTGCTTACACTCTTCTATGGGATATGCCTAATAACACTGGGTACATCAATGTTGTTGCGGTCATGCAAAAGTTCTTCGACCAAGCAATCAGCGGCAACTGGTCCTACAATCCAGAGAACTATCCTGACAATGAAGTCCCCGTCTCAGTGATGGCAACTGACTTTTTAAATACATATAAGTACGGTTGGAAGACTTCTTATTACCAGAACACCTACGACGCTAAGAAAGATGCTGATGAAGATTTAGACCAAAAGAAAAACGAACTTGAGTCCCTGCTAACGGAACTTGAGTCTGCAGATGAAGATTGTGAGTCCTGTAAAATTTAGTAACGAATGGAATTTCTAAGAACACCCGCAGAGAAGAACAGCATCGATGGTATGACGGTTCTCAACACGAAACACGTAGACATTAAAAAGCAACCGATGTTCTTCGGTGCTCCTCTGGGTCTCCAGAGATATGACAATTACAAATATCCTATTTTTGACAAACTCACACAGCAACAACTTGGTTATTTCTGGAGACCTGAAGAGGTATCTCTCCAGAAAGACAGGGCTGATTATCAGACTCTCACGCCAGAACAAAAGCACATTTTTACCAGCAATCTTAAGTACCAAGTTATGCTGGACTCTGTACAAGGGCGTGGTCCTGGGATGGCTTTTATCCCTTACTGTAGCTTACCTGAGCTCGAATCTGCTATGACCGTGTGGGAGATGATGGAGATGATCCACTCCCGTTCATATACACATATCATCAAAAACGTATACCCCGATCCAAGTGAAGTCTTCGATACAATTTTAAATGATCGTAAGATTTTAGACCGCGCAACTACAGTCACAGCAGCCTATAATGATCTCATTGAAGCTGCCCAACAGTATGGTACAGGGAACATGTGGAAGTCGGATTGGAAAGACTCCCCATCCGCTCAGTGGGAACGCTATGACCTCAAAAGAAAACTATACAAAGCAATCATCAACGTCAACATTCTGGAAGGAATTCGGTTCTACGTGTCGTTCGCTTGCTCGTTTGCGTTTGGTGAACTCAAGCTTATGGAAGGATCCGCTAAAATTATCTCTCTCATCGCAAGAGACGAAAATCAGCATCTTGTCCTTACTCAAAACATCATCCGAAACTGGCACAAAGGCGACGATCCAGACATGGTTAAAATCGCTGAGGAAGAAAGGGACAATGTAATCCAAATGTATAGAGATGCTGTGGACGAGGAGAGATCCTGGGCAGAGTATCTGTTCAAAGATGGATCTATGATCGGTCTTAATGATAAACTCCTCACTCAGTACGTTGAGTGGACTGCCAATCGTCGTCTCAAGTCAATTGGTTTCGATCCTATCTATGATGTTGCTGCAAAGAACAACCCGCTGCCTTGGACGCAGTATTGGTTGAACTCTAAGGGGCAGCAGAACGCACCTCAGGAGACTGAGATTGAATCCTATGTCATTGGAGGTATCAAACAAGATGTCCAAGCAGAAACCTTCGCTGGGTTTTCACTATAAATTTGAACACCACTGGGGTGGTGAAGACAACTGGTACACCAAGGGTAAGAGATGGGCAAAGAAACAAAAGTTTCCTGTCAACCATCTTGCCCTTGGTGTTTTAGAGTGGTTATGGAACACCTGGGTTGATGAAAAAGTCAAAATGGAAATGGATTCCGTAGACAATCAAGTTGAAGATATCAAAAAACAGTGGGAAGAAAATGACAGAGAAGAACCAGAGGTCGTGGAGGAAGGAGTATTTGGAGAAGAAGGCTGGTCTATCAGCATTTCAAATAAAGCTTTTGACAGAGGGTCCAAAGAAACTGACTGATGCTTGGGCACTCCAGGCAATGTTATATGATTACAACCGATTGAAATGAAACTTACATCATACATTAGATCATACGAGTGTCCTCAAGAAACTGTAGAGGGTGCCATCAAACTTTTTGACATGTGCAAAGACATGGACTTCGTTGTGCCAGGAAAAGTTGGCATGGGAGTTGTCGATAAAACCATGAAGGATAGTGAGGACGTGTACATTGAGTCCTTACCTATGTTTGACCTGCATGAGTTTGGTATGGATTATTATATCAAGCACATTGAAGAAGCTTGCCAAGATTATCTTGACAGTGTACACTTGGGTTACTACCAACTGAGGATGTTAGGACTACCACAGATCCAACACTATCCTCCTGGTGGTGGTTACTTCCAGGAACATATTGATAGTTACTCAAACTCTACTTGTAACAGAACTATTGGATACATTACGTATTTGAATACTGTTGATAACGGTGGTGGTACACATTTTCCACACATGGATCATACTGAACAAGCAGTAGCAGGTAAGACTATCTTTTTCCCATCTGGAGTTACTCATCCACATAAAGGAGTGGTTGCTCCAGACGAAGATAAGTATATTTTAGTTGGATGGTTTGGACCGTCTTATTAAAATATTATTAAATTGTATCAAATGTAACTTAATTGGTTGCGTAAATATAGTTGTTAGTATATACTAGCAATACGTTCATCCATGTTAGCAACTTTGCTGGCAATGACCTTAGCCCATCATGATCCGTCACCTTACGGGTGGCATATGTCTTGTGAAAGGTTTCAACAACTTAAGATTGAAACTACGTTGAGAGACGACATTGATCTACGATCAAAGTGGAATCTCATCCAGTATTTCAAGACTAAAGTTGAAGGTCAATGCGACGGGTTGTATACATAGGACGCAAGTAAGTCGCGGAACGGGGCGTTCATCCTATGTTCGATTTGTTACTCTACTCTGGTATGCTTTGCACTGATGCTGATGCATTACTGCTCAGAATCAAAGCGAACAGATCAGAACTACCTCCACACATAGTTGTAGAGTTAGTAGAGACCGTAAAGGAATCTGTACCTGAGTGCAAGTTTGACTGGGACGCAAACGACTGAAGGAACGGGGAAACGGATCCATCGAAAGATGAGAAGGTTAATTACCCACTTCAGGAGAAAACAAATGAACACACTTACTCTAATCAAGAAGCAGATCAAAAAAGCATCCGCACTGCACGATGCACAAATCGCTATGACTGCCTATCGTGGCGTCAAGTTTGAGTGCAAGCAAGGTGATGCTAACGAAGTGCATGGCACTTTCTGCTATCGCGGTCACACTTATCAGAAGTGACATGCTCGCACTCCAAGTAGTCGGGAGCGTATCCCTTTTTAGTGTTGTATTCGCTGGTCTGATTTACGGAGAGATTCTTCTCTTACAGAGAGGATGATCATATATTACTAATTCTTTCCCCGCTACATATAGTAGTCGGGGATTTTTTTATGGATAAAAGCAGACTAAAAGTATTAGTCCAAGAATTAGAGAATCTCCTCTCCGAATTGAAAGTAGAAGTTTATGCAGACAAAGACTCTTACCTTGACGGAGAGGGGTACTACACCTATAGTGATGATGACGACGGATATCCAGATTGATTATGAGAACCCTTGGATCTACAATGGTAAGCCGTTCCTGTCTGAAGACATTGGGGAACATTATGGTTTTGTCTACTGTATCACTAACGTCCTTACTGGTAGGCGTTACATTGGGAGAAAGTATTTCTGGTCGTTACGAAAGCCTAGAGGTAAGTCTAGGAGAGTTAAAAGTGAAAGCGACTGGAAGAAATACTACGGAAGTAGTGACGAGCTTAATTCAGACCGCAAGGAGGTTGGGAATGAAGCATTCACTAGAGTTATATTGAGTCTGCATCAAACGAAAGGTACATGTAATTATGAGGAAACCAAACAATTGTTCATAAATAATGTACTGGGTGAGGAGTTAAACGGAGCACCTGCTTTTTACAACTCCAATATTTTAGGAAGGTATATGAAGAAAGACTATTATGGAAAACTGTCCAATGAATCTTCAGGATCAAATAATCATGACGATAGAGTGGGCAGGTGAGAGAATGGAACAACTAAATCAGGAAGGTCGTCTAAACGATCTATACTGCATCTATGAGGAGTTTTATGAATGGATAGAACATTCATCAGAAGAAGAAATTTTAGCATTAGATTCCCAAGGACCGTCTTGACATAACCCCTCGGTCCTGTTATACTTTTTACGTTCAGGAGACAGGACCATGCTTACCACGACTCGCCCGACAGACACTCTTATCGATGAAATCCATCAACTCATCGCTGACGGTGAGATTGAGGAAGCAGAAGAACTTTACGAAGCATATCGAAATTTATTTGATGCTGAGGAAGTTGTGGTAGAATACGACTGAACCACACGACTCAGTAGCTCAGCTGGATAGAGCAACTGCCTTCTAAGCAGTCGGTCGTAGGTTCAAATCCTACCTGAGTCGCCTCGGGAGATTAGCTCAGCGGTAGAGCACCTCGTTTACACCGAGATTGTCACAAGTTCGATCCTTGTATCTCCCATATGAAACTGATTGACATTCTAAAACTATATGATTGGGCAATTGAACAGGACTTCCCATTCAAGAGAGCACCTACCGCAGTAGGATATTCTAATCAGGATATTTATTACTGTTGGTTGAAGGGTCATGGTAAAGGTTGGGTAGGAACCCGACAAAGTATTGTGAAAGATCCTGAGATCTTTTCTATACTAGAATCTCCAGAAGTGTTGATGGCAACGATGGCATGTTTCACACCTGGAACAGAACTAGGTCCACACAAAGATCCACCTGTGTATCCTAAACCCTACAGGAGAATACAGATACCTTTGTTAGTTCATCCTACTGATTGTTATATGATCTGGAAGGGTAACAAAGAGACGTGGGTTGCTGGTGAACCTAAAATATATGACGTGATGGATCACGTTCATGAAGGATATAATTTTTCTGATGACGATATGGTTTTTATGTTTTTAGATATTGAGAAGACAAATGACAACGATTCGCTGCAAGGCATGTAACGAGGTTATCACATCCAGACATGCTTATGATTTCCAAACATGTCAATGCCCCAACAGAGCACATGTATGTGGTACACTTATAGGTGCATACGATCTCAACCTTGTGGAAGAGATCAAACAACCCAAATCAACTAAAGATCTTGGTGTTGGCAAACACAAACCCCGAAAAAGAAAAACCAAACTAAAGGACGTTGATTTCAAATGAATGTTAAACTGATTCGTATGTGGTCTGGCGAAGATGTAGTCGCTGACCTTGTGGAAGAGAAAGAAGATACTATTGTCTTGACCAATCCTATTGTTGCTATTCCTAACGGTCAGGGTAGTCTGGGGTTTGCTCCCTGGTCTCCTCTGCTCAAGGGTAGAGATGTCCCATTGGAACTCAAGAAAAGTTATACTGTGTACATCACTGAGGTACAAGAGGATGTCGTCAAACAGTATGAACAAATGTTCTCTCTCATTCAAACACCTAATAATCAATTGATTGTGAAATGAACGTAGAAAGTTACGATCAAATTATTGATTCCTGGAGCACTAATCTTCTGCGTGAAGAGTGTGAGGATATGGAAAGATTGAATTGCTTTGATAACTATTGGTTGGGTCTAAATGATTTGCCAACTTGTTCTGTAGAGCAATACATTCTTGACTGCTTTGATTTTTATCTGGCAGATCATTATCCTAATGCTGTGGGTTTTGAATGGTGGACGCATCATTTTATTGATGACAATAAGATGCTTGGGTTCCATATTGATTGTGACGAGAACTATAGATACACCACCAAGAGAATTAAAACACCTTTACTCTCTACGGTTACCTATCTCAATAATCATATGTCTCCTACTGTCATACTTAATGTCAGTCAAAGTGGAAGTATTGAAGGTGAATTGGCACCTAAAGAACCTAGTGAGGTTACTTACTCCGTTCCAGGTGAAGGTAAATTTATGACCTTTAATCCTAGATACATGCATGGCGTTACTGTTGGCAGTGCAAATAGGTGGACATTAATGTATAATGTATGGGACTACAAACCAGAGCAACTTCCCAGGTCTAACTATAGTTCTTCTCCTACCTCATCACATTTTTATAGGTGTGAAGGACTACCACCACCGACTTATCTTGGACAAACTAGGTGTTGCGATATTAACTATTATGATGTAAAATGTAAGGTAAGTTATCCAGTCTCGACAGACTTGCATGATACATGGTTGGTAACTCAGTAACGGGCATTAGCTTAGCTTGGTAGAGCGCTCGCTTTGGGAGCGAGAGGTCGTAGGTTCAAATCCTACATGCCCGATTCCCCGCAAAGGATAATGGAAATCATAGAAATC